AAGACTACCCTATCCAGTTGCCATTGTCAAATCGCATTTATTATATAAACCGCGTATCCTGCATTTCCAAAGTTGTGGCTTCATAGGGGAAGCCAGCGCCAGCGTTCTCAACCTTTTCCAAAGCCGTGAACGGCAATGTTTGAGTAATGCCGGTCTGAACATCATCCTTAGTTGAGCCGCCAAACTTAACGCGAGGAAGAATAAATGAAACCGCATCAGCAAGCGCAGTATTATCGCCAGTAAAAACACCGACAATTGCAGCTTCAGTTTCATTGATAAACTTATCGCGTAACGTTCCGTCAGTGAACAATGCGGTAACTTGTCCGCTAACGTCAATAACGCCGGGGAAAATATCAGGATCAACGTTAGAGCCTACCACGCCACCGGGAGCAGCATGGTTGCCAGCTACGGTAATGGTCAAGCCAGTTAGAGTTGCAACCACAGCACCATCAACTATCAAAGCTCCATTGACAGCAGCAGTAATTGGGCCGGTAGGCGGTGCGGCGGGGTTTGTAAAATATTCAGCCGCGCCGGTCTGCATATCAAGACCGAGCGCCGGGAATTCAACTGTTGCCATACCGGTAGCAGGAAGCGTAGCAGTAAAGCCAGTGAACACCGTATCAATAAAGCGTTCCGATTGAGCAATATCGCTAAACCAATGTTCAACAGTAAAGTAGTCGCGAGTATGGCCAGCGGCAGGAATATAAGTGCGCTTACCACGCATCTGAACAGTTTGGTTAGCCGCAGCAGCTTGGGCAACAACATCAGCACCATTTAGAGTGCGAACAGTTAGCACAAGTGCAGTTACACCAGTAACTAGAAAATTCATTGTATTAGCGCCAACACCAGCACCAACACCGGTCACAATATGACCTACTTTAAAACCATCTGTTAGAAAGCTGCCAGCGGCTCTAGTAATAGTGCCAGCTTTAGAACCGGCACCGCTACTAGCGAAAGTCAAGTTAGCTACAACGCCAGTAGTTGGGCCAGCCGTAGCTATTCGCCTCAACACCCCTTCAAAGGGAAGCTGATAGCCGCCAACTGAAAGCTCGCCAGAAATAGAGCCGGTAACAGATCGCACGCCATGCCTAAAGTCGCGCCTCTGTTGACTTGGCAAAATTTCCGCGCTGCCATAAGTAGCTTTAGCCAAATCGAGCGTTGAGCTAGTCCGGCGCATATACTGTGCTGAACCAGCCGCGCCAGCCGGGGCAATCACGCCTTGGCCAGCTTGACGCTTAATCGTTAGTTTCTTAAAAACGCCAGTTGCAATCAAGGTCATTTGATTAACTCCATTTCCGGCTAGACCGGTTCTAACAGCGCCCTAAACGCTTGTCCATACTAAAACGCTCCACTACGCCCTGTCAATGTGGGCAAAAAAGCGGATACGCACGCGAATAACAAACCTGTCACCTTCAACGGCTCCACCGGTTATTTCCGGCACTTTCTCAATTACTACTCTAAAGTCACCATCAATTAATGTAGTGCCAGCATAAAAATGATTTTGAATATCTACAGCTTTAGCTTGTGCGGCTCCACCGCCTTGATTGGTAGGATAAGCTAAAGTAACTGTCATAATGCCGCGTTGTAAATACGGACTATCTGCTGAACCTCTTAGGTCAGGTTCAGCAAATAAAAAGGTTGGCACTTGAAACGGACCAGCGGGCGGCTTAAAATTAACATTTTCCCAAGCTGTTGGAAAAGCAGGGGCTAACGTTTTAAGATGCGTTTCTGCTAGTTGTTTAATTCGACCATTATTCATCTAGCATACTCCGCAGCGGCGGCTCTAACTATAGGGTCAAATTCTAAAACAGTTACTTGAACCATACCTTGCGGCGCTTGTCGCCAACTATGGCCGTTTTCCAAAGGAATTGCATAAGGCAAACTATTTGTAATATAATGCACTTCACCTAAAACCCTTGGCGGCACTAAGCCCACAAGTTTGCTAATTGTCGGCCCGCCTGATTTATCCTTTTGCTCGGTAGTTAAATGATTAATTCGGCCGGACGCGAATTGCCAATTAGCTCTAAAGCGACCGCCTGAATAACCGGGTGGCGGTTTGCTCTTCCAATATTTAGGATCGCCAACCGGCGATTTAATAACTAAAGAGCTTGATAAATCAAACAATACCTTTTTGACAACACTATTAGCCCGGTCGTCTGCCTTTTGAGCAAACTTTCTAATTTGGTCAGAAAAAGCATTTGTTACAGCCATTAACCGGCTCTTACCTGAAATTCCCAAATAGCTTTAAGCTCACCGCTATAAGTGGCTAAAGCATTTACAACATTAAAAGGATTACCGTCAATAAAACAAATATCTCCTGTGGACGGCTCTTCATCAAAGTCAGCAAAGCTTTCTGCGGCAATTGTAACCTTTAAATCGCCAGCCTCGACTAAGCCAGCTACCATGCGCTGGCCACGATAAGGTTCAACAATTGCTTTAATTACTTTAGGGTTTTCCGTTGGCACGGCCATACTAGTATTAGTATCATATTCGCCGGGTTCCCTTTGAGTATAGCCAATTTCTTTGCCATACTCTTCAATTAGCTCTGTAGCTAAGACGGGAATTTCTAAATCTAATTCTGTCATGTGCGAACAAGCCTAGCCTGTTGAATACCGCCGATAGGAGCATTAGCAAGCAATTCAGTCAGCTTACTAGTTGCTGCAACAAATCGCGGACCAGTTAGAGAATTTGCATCATATTCAACTTCAATAGGACCAATTTTAACTCGCTTTTTACGGACGGTTGTTTGAACAGGTAATAGCGGTGTAGAATGAGCAATTAAAGCCAATTCGGCTGTTGCCTCTTTAACGGCTCGCGGAACACCTTGGCTATAAAGCAAATAATCGCTAGTGCTAATTCTAGGCCAAGCTAAATTTTGACCAGCGGTTGCTCTAACGCCAGAAAATGACGGGCCAAAAATATATGTAATATAATTAGTTGCTTGCCGCAAAAGCTGTTCTCTACGGCCTTCGCTAATTGTTTCCCAAATAGCGTTACCTAAATTACTATGGTAAAGGTCAGCATCAGCCAAGCTAATGTAGCTGTCTGCATTTGGCAGACCGGTTCCATCTTCAACGATAAGCATTAGCAAATACCTTTACAAAAGAGGCGGACTAAGACTAGCCTAGCCCGCCTCTATATTGGCTAATAGCGACGGGTTTAGCTCTGTTCGCCGCCAGAGCCGCCGCCATTACCGGCATTTGCATCTTCAGGCTTTGCCGTTGTCGGGGTTTCGGTTCCCCAACCGCCAGAAGCGCCAGCTTGGTCAACAAGTGCCTGACCGTTAATGTTACTGCCGGGATCAAGCGGCTTGGCTTCAGGCAAACCATCAACCGTAACAGGCGCTTCATTCCAAGCCGGATCATTACCGACACTAGCGCCCTTACCCGCTTCATCCCTAGCCAGCACCGCAGCCGGGACAACCAACGGATTAACAACGCCAATTCCAGCCATAGTTTCGCCAGAACCGTCAGGAGCTTCAGCAAGCGAACGAGTGCCAGCCAAAATTTCCTCGTCAATTTTAGCAATATTCGGTTCAAGCAATTCAAGGCCACGTTCATCTAGCCTTGCACGCAAAGTTGCAAACTGCTGGTATGCAATAGCAACAGCGCCAACGCTAATGCCGGGAACAAAGCCGCGCTCGGCACGGTTCATTGCTTTGCGCCGCGCCCGGTCTTCATGCCTATTAGCAAGAGACTGCATTACTAATTCCTTTCCTTATTCAATGGGCTTAGACGCCGCGAGCAACAACAAACGCCATAGCAGCCTGTCGCCTATCAACAACGCGGCTCCAGTGGGCAGCTAGCCGCAAATCAGCCAAAGTTGGCGACAACTCGACAAGAGCCGCGCCACCTTCAACCCATTCAAAGCCCTGCGGGTGAAGCACCCAAGTTTTACGTTCAATAATGGCTTCCATACCACCGCCAGCGCCAGCAAGCGGAGTGCGGACCATTTCAGCCGCAACCTTTGGCGTGCCTTCACCAAAAGCAAAAGCAGAGCCGTCAACCTGACC